GCACAGCAGGTGACATCCTTAGAGACATGGGCTTTACTCCTTTGAGTTTTGCCAAAGGTGTTAAGGATGTTGCCGCTGAAATGTTTGGCTGGCCTAGACACCTTCTAGAAGGTGATACTGATGCCTCTCGCAAGTGGCGAGAACAACCTGACGAATTTTGGTCTAAAGAATTTGGAAAAGAATTTACACCAAGACTCGCATTACAGTTGTTAGGTACAGAAGTTGGTAGAGATGTATTTCACAAAGATTTTTGGGTTATTAAAATGAAGAGATACATCATGTCAAACCCGGAACAAAATTTTGTTATCACTGATGTTCGTTTTGAAAATGAAATACAATTTGTACATGATCAAGGTGGCATTTTAATTGAAATACAAAGAGGTGTTAAACCACATTGGTATGACATTGCAAGAAAGGCAAACCGCGGTGATCGTGCGGCAGAAAGTTTCATGTTACGATCTGGTATACATGAATCTGAGTGGCGTTGGATCGGTGGTCATATTGATTACATCATTGAGAATGATGGTACACTGGAAGACTTGAAGAAAAAAGTCACCAAAAAACTTGAACTTTCCTACGGTTCTAGTACAATTGAAGAAATGTAATAAGGAGTATATTATGAAATTATCGAGTGAAACACTAACAGTGTTGAAAAACTTTGCTGGCATTAATTCCGGCATCGAATTTAAAACAGGCAATAAGATTGCAACCATTTCGTCAACTAAAACGGTTCTTGCAAAAGCAACCTTGCCTGATGATTTTCCGCAAGACTTTTGCATCTATGATCTGAATCAATTCTTGTCGGTGTTCTCTCTGAACAAAGATACTGAATTGGATTTTGACACACAACATGTGATCTTTAAATCTGGTCGCAGCAAAACAAAATATCGTACTACTGTAAAGACGATGATTGTTTCTCCTCCAGATAAAGAACTAAAACTACCAACAGTTGATGGTGAGTTTCAACTGAAAGACGAAGACTTGGCTCAGGCATTGAAGAATGCTGCTGTTCTTGGATCGTCACACATTGCATTTCAATCTGATGGATCTAAAGTTGTTGTTTCGACATTCGATGCCAAGGATGATTCTGCACACACGAACACAATCGAAATCGGCGACAGCAACAACGGAAAAGTTTTTAAGGCAGTCTTCTTGACAGAAAACTTTAAGATGATTCCTGGCACTTACACTGTGGAAGTATCTTCACAAGGTCTTGCTTCATTCAAGAATGAAAAAGGTGATCTACAATACTGGATCGCCATCGAAGCCAAAGAATCTAAATTCGGAGAATAACATGTTGATTTATTTTACTGATGCAATGTCTAAAAAACCAATTGCAATTAATCCTGAACATGTTATTGCTGTATTGGAATCTCCAAATACCGAAGAAGTTCCAGGAAACACTGTCGTCAACTTGATCACAGGCACTGTTGCTCTGGAACAAATGATGTTAGATGTTGTTGGACAGATTAATGGAGAACTTAATAAATGACTAAAGTGAATACACTGTTTGGTTCTTATGATGAGGAACAACTTAAAAAGTTGAAAGGTTATGTTGATGAGATGGTTCTACACATGAACCGCAACCAATCGAATAATGAGGCAATCAAAGATATCGTTGATGCTGCCAATGAAGAACTAAAAGTTCCTAAAAAGATTGTTAAACGCATGGCAAAAACACAGTTCAAACAATCATTTCATACAGAGGTTGCCGAATCTAAAGAATTTGAAGCCCTTTTTGAATCGATGTTGGATGTAAAATGAATCCCGCAAGCAGAAGAAATTTTGCAAAAGGCCTGGGATTAACAGGCCTTTTTTTGGCTGGCGTTGCAGGTTATAGAGAAGTCAAAGAACGTATCGTTTACAAGCAAGATGAGTTGCCAACCAAAGAGTTGGAAAAACAACTTGAGAAGAAACCTATATTGCAACTTCAAGCAATATATGGTGAAGAATTGCCACCACAACAGAGTAGTTATGGAAATTATTTTCTTGTTGGTATGGGACCAAATTATAAACCTGGAACAGAGAAACATGTTTCGGTGAATATTGCACCAGGTCCTGATGGTAAACTTTACGTCAAAGAGAATGACACCTGGCGTAAAATCTGATACAATGTTATTTTATATTATGGAGAATTTGAATGAACGAACACATGTTGTGGGTGGAGAAGTATCGTCCTAAGACTATCGAGGAATGTATTCTTCCTGATGCACTCAAAAAGACATTTCAGGACTTTGTAAATCAGAAGAAGATTCCCAATCTTCTTTTGTCTGGCACCGCAGGTGTCGGTAAAACCACCGTTGCAAGAGCCCTCTGTGAAGAGATTGGATGTGATTACATCATCATCAACGGTTCTGATGAGTCTGGTATCGATGTTCTGCGGAACAAAATCAAGAACTATGCGTCCTCAATGTCCTTATCTGGTGGGCGCAAAGTTGTTATTCTAGACGAAGCGGACTATCTAAATCCAAATTCAACGCAACCTGCGCTGCGTGGTGCAATCGAAGAGTTTGCTTCTAACTGCTCGTTTATCTTTACTTGCAATTACAAGAATCGGATTATCGATCCTATTCATTCTCGTTGCACAGTAATCGACTTTAAAGCCAATGGCAGCAAAGCCAAGATGGCTGCACAGTTCTTTAAACGTGTTGAAAATATCCTTCAGACTGAAGATATCACTTACGAAAAAGAAGTTGTTGCATCCGTTATCACTAAACACTTTCCAGACAATCGTAGGATTCTGAATGAACTTCAGAGATATGCTGCTGGCGGTACTATCGATAAAGGTATTCTGGCATCAGTTTCTGAAATTCGTATTACTGAACTTATCACTGCACTCAAAGACAAAGACTTTGCATCGTGCCGTAAGTGGGTCACAAACAACCTGGACAATGATCCGACACGCATTTTCAGAAACATCTATGATGGTTTGTATGGTGTTCTAGAAGCAAACTCTGTGCCACAGATGGTTGTGATTCTGGCGAAATATCAATATCAAGCCGCATTTGTTGCAGACCATGAGATTAACCTGATCGCATGTCTGACTGAAATCATGGTTGAGTGTCAGTTCAAATGAGTCCGTTCGATTATGTGGATCTGATTCTTCAAAAGAAGAAGGCAGAAGATGAACTGGATTTCAAGGATTACGCACCCTTTATTGTTAATCGGTCTTTGTCATATCATCTAGATTGCGTACTGTATGCAAGTGAAATGAATCTTTGGCCAGGTATCGACAAAGACATGCAATACCAGTATTTTCTAAATAACATTAGACCCATGAAGCGCAAGTTCGCTCCGTGGCAAAAGTCTAAAAAAGATGAGAATATTGATTGCGTAAAAACCTACTTTGGGTATTCGAATCAAAAAGCCAAAGAGGCTTTGCGTATTCTCACCGATGAACAAATCTCTGAAATAAGAATAAAAACAGATAAGGGTGGGTGAAATGAATGACGTTAAGAATTTGGTAGAAGTAACTTTAAAAGAAAAAGATGATTTTCTAAAGGTGCGTGAAACACTTACCCGTATCGGTGTTGCATCTAAAAAAGACAAAACTCTTTATCAATCTTGCCACATTCTGCACAAACGTGGGCAGTACTATGTGGTACATTTCAAAGAATTATTTGCTCTAGACGGAAAAGAAACCGATATTACCGACAATGACCTATCTCGCAGAAATGCGATTGTTAACTTGTTGGAAGATTGGGGTCTTTTAAAAATTGTCAACAAAGAGCAAACAAAAACTCCAGAACCTATCTTCCTTTCTCAGGTGAAGATCATTTCACATAAAGAAAAAGATGAGTGGCAACTGGTACCGAAATACAATATCGGTAAACGTTCAAATAATTCTTGACATCCAATATAAATAATTGTATAATCCTAGTCCCATCGGGATGGGAAACTACCATGCCTGTGAAGGGTAGTAAAAGAACCACAGGTGCCAATTCTGCCCACCTTAGGGCCTGTTTGTCGCTACGGTAAAAGGCGTCCGTGTAATTACACCTCTGACACGAAAGTTCAGACCAGTATAAGGTAAGCTGGATTAACCGCAATGCCTTCGGGGTTGCAATTTTTTGTACTCGCTTAATAGGAGAACTATATGACATACGTAAAAGATGTGTTCGGCAAAGACCTTTTCGACTTCCACAAATTTGACCCTTTCGCTGTTGGTTACGAAAAAATGTTCGATGACCTGCAAGAAATGGCCAAATCCATGACCAAACTTCCCACTTATCCTCCATACAATATTCGCCAGATCAAAGATAACAAATGGGTTATCGAGGTGGCGGTTGCAGGTTTTTCTAAATCTGATATTGAGGTTACTTTAGAAGGTAACAAATTGGTCATTAAAGGTGCAGCTCAAGACAGCGCACCAGAAGAAGGCACGTTCCTACACAAAGGTATTGCTACACGCAATTTCACACATGAATTCAAAATTGCAGACAAAATTGAAATTGAAAATGCAGAACTTGCCAATGGCATGTTAAAGATTTGGTTGGAAAACCTAGTCAAAACACAAGACATGGTCAAGAAAATTTCCGTGAAAAGTAAAGAATAAAATGATTAGAAAATTATTCGAAGCTTTTTTGGAAGCAATTCAAAATCTTAAAAAATATAAATCTGGACCAGGTATAAAAGGTAGTTAATACCAAAACCAAATGGAGGGCTTGACAGGCCCTTAATTTTATTATGAAAACGCAAAAAAAATCTATTCTCAAAAAAGTCCGTGTGAAAATCTCAAATGAGGAGTTCTACACGTTCTCTGATTGGCCATCAAAGGAAATTGATGGTGTGGAATTTATTGCCGTGAATAAACGTCTTCCAGCAGGTAATCAAACACAACTAATCCATTGGTTGCGTAAAGATAGCGTAGAATATATCAAATAATATTTGCGCCTGTAGCTCAATGGTTAGAGCAGCGGACTCATAATCCGTTGGTTAGGGGTTCAAGTCCCTTCGGGCGCACCATTTTAAAAAAGGAAAAAACATGTCTACCACAATAAAAAACTTAGAGAGTGCATTGGCTGGTGAGTCAATGGCACATATTAAATATCGTTATTTCGCCAAGATTGCCCAAGATGAAGGTTTTGAGGACATTGCTAAACATTTTTGGCATACCGCAGACCAAGAACTTCTACATGCATGGGGTCACCTTGAGTTGTTGATTGGTAAGCCTTCCACTAAAGAATGTTTGGAGAAAGCAATTGAAGGTGAAACGTATGAATTCACCACAATGTATCCAGATTTTCAACGTGCAGCTGAACTTGAAGGTGATCTTACCGCCTCAATGGAAGCAAAAGTACAAATTGAAGAATCTAAAGAACACGCCGAACAATTTAAAAAGGTTCTTGAATTGGCAGAGAAACGTTTCGCTGCACTTGCTAAGGTCGAGAAACGCCACGCAGAAGCATATCAACAAAAACTAGGAGAACTATAATGAGTGAGAAAGTATATGTTTGTATCGTTTGTGGTCACACATTGTCTGAAGCAGATTATTTGAGTCTGCCAGATTCAGTTAATTGTCCCGAGTGTGGTGTTTCTAAAGAAGATTATGTTTTGATGGAGTAATTTATGGACTGCATGGTTATTGGTGATAGCATTGCGGTTGGTACAGCAATGTA